GGCTTGATCATAGGTCATTCAGCAGCCACGACAGTCCGTGCAGACTCAGAGTTGTCAACCCCTCCGGCACCTGCGCGCTGTTCGCCACATACTCTGCTCGGATCTCACCCGTCGTCGTCACTCGCACCACCACTGGCACCGGTGGTTCGTTCACCGTCGTCATTCCCCACGCCAACATCATCACGTCCACCCTTGGTGCATAGATCGGCTGGAACGTCGCCACCACTTCCTTCCCGGTCCTGCTGCCGCTCGGAACCGACACTTGCGCCTCGACCGTGATCCGACTCCCTTCCATTCGGAATGCAGTCGTTCCAGTCCCAGGCCGGAGCAGCCATCCCTGGCTGGTGTTCAACGTCAGTCCAAGCGATTGTCCGGCCACTCGCACGTCGCCGATCAGGCGACCAAGTCGCATCAGCGACAGGTTGTTGTTAGTTGGGTTCAGTGAGATGCCGGTCCTCTGCCCAAAGTCGAAGTTGATGCAGGAGATCAGATCCGAGATGCAGAACGTGCCATTCACAATCACGTTGTTTGGATCTGCAGTTGGCGTTGACGCAATCACATTGTTCAGCGTCATCTCGTTGCCAACCATCTGGATCGCTCGTCCGTCGCCGTTGTAGACGATGTCGCCGATCATCACCACTTCGTTCTTCGCGCTCACCGATGCGTAGATCCCGTAACCTTTGGCATTGATGATCCCGTTCGTCAGGACAGTATTAACGGTTTTCCATGGCAGGTTTGCACCACTGCCTAGGATCACGCCATTCTCCATTCCCTGGCATGTAAAGTTCGACACCTGCACGTTGTTCGTGTCAGCCGTCGCCGCCAGAATGTAGATCCCGGCTGACTGTGTGCTCGTGCCGACCAGATCTCGGCACGTCACGTTCGTCGCCTTCACATTTTCAACCACACCGTCTTCATTGCTCTTCACGTGGTAATGCCCTGACGAATGCGACTCCGCCAGCAGTCCATCCACCACCGTGTTCTTCGTCTTCAGCACCAGACCCCAAATGCCATACCTCGTCTGCAGGTTTCGGATGCTCACGCGATCATCGTTCACCATCACCACGCAGTGCGTCAGCGCCTGGTAGCTGCTGTTCAACGTCACCACGTTCTCGACGGTGATGTTCTTCGAGTCCCAGATGCCAAGACAATCTGTCACCGCCGTTGCACCGCCAGTGCCGGCAAACCAGGTGGGGCCGCAATCCAGTCCCAGGTCCCTGATCGTCACGTCCTGCGCGTTCCGCCAGTACAGGCCCCCCTTGATCACCGTGCCGCCAACCAGCGATAGCGAGTCGGCCGCATAGCTCGGTGCGCCGATCCCTCGAATCGTGATGCTCTTCGTAATCTGGTTCGCAGTTGACACACCACCCGTAATGCCGACGTACGGTCCAGCGCCGAGCTGTAACGTCGACCCGGCCGGCACACCACCGATTGCCGCAATCAGATCTCCATTCCATTCATCAACGTGGTACACCCCAGACGTTCCGCTGCTGTCAGCGTCGCGCTTGAGTTCCAGCTGGGCGGTGAATGGATTGAAAACCGGCTTCATCTTCAGCTCCGAACAATAGACTGAATGTTGCCGGCCTGGTCGTACGTCAGCGCCAAAGTGCCAACCGTCGTTGTTCCTTTCTTGTAGACCACACCAGTCACAGATCCGCTGGTGTAGCTCAACTCAACACGATCGAATGCCGGAATGCTGAACCCAGGCAGCGGCATCGAGTTCAGCAGCTCGTCCGTCGCTGGCACCCATGTCCCCGTAGCTTCGTCGTACACCTGCAGCTGCAAGCTCATGGCGTCACCCCAGCATTGTGTTTGTGCAGCAGCAGAAGCCAGCCGGTGTGGCCATCAGACTGTGGGTCTCGCACACGGTAGGTGGTGCTGCGCATCTCCACCAGATCACCTTGCTTCGGCACCAGAGGCAGGTCCTGCCCGTTGATCAGCACCACCGGCTGAGTCGAGCGGACCTGCACTCCAGTCTCCGGATCCACACCCACATGCGACGCCTGAAAGACGCCCCGCAGCTCATGCGAGACCTGGCCGCGGCGGTAGACCATGGGCTCAGAATCGCCCATCGTCCGCACCACCGCGCGCAGAGCAATGCTCGCCAGGTCGTTTCGCATCAGACGGGCCCTTCGTTCAGCCGCACCCGGGCGACGGCGTCGGTCGTGGCCTTGGCCGCCAGGAAAACGCCGATCAGCGTGTTGCTGGTGCTCACCGGGGTCACACGCTTGTTGGTGTTGTCCCAGTAGGCCTTGGCACCGAAGGTCGCGTCGGTGCTGGCACCGGTCGCAGCCGTCAGGTCGTAGACACCCTCGGTGTGGATGTTGATGGAAGCGCCAGAAGCGCCGTCCACCACACACACGCCGAACAGGCTGCCGACCAGCACGCCCTCGCCCGACAGGCGGGCGTAGGGGAGGGGCACCTCGACGTAGCAGCCCTCTTGCACATAGTTCTTCATGATCAGTCCTCAGAAAGGGTGGATTGGTCGCGGCTCATCACTGACCGCTGGAGCGGTAGAAGCCCTGGTGCTGGCTCACCATGCAGCCGAAGTCGTGGCGCAGGTAGGTCACGATGCCATCGGGATCGCGCTTGATCTCCGACTCGATCGTCGGGCCAGCTTCGCCCTCCAGGTAGCCGTAGACCAGCTTGCTCACGCCGGCGTAGTTGCCCACCACGTAGAACTGGCTGGTGCTGCTGGCGTCCAGTCGGGGCTCGACGATCGCGGTCAGCTTCCCGGTGAAGGGGTTGACGTTGCTCGTTTGCGCCGGGGTAACGGGAGCGTTGAACTGCTCGAAAGTCGTCTCCAGCGTGGTCGGCAGCAGGATGTACTGCGGCACCACGTACAGCGGGTTCTTGCCGGTGAAGTCCTTCTGGTTCCGCATCGCCTGCCGGGCGGCAGAGATGGAGGTGACGCCGATCGCGCCGGTGCCGGTGTTGTTGTGGCTGGCGTGGAACAGAGCCACACCATCGCTCATGCACTTGGCGTTGCCGGTGATCAGGCCCCACATCTGGTTCGCCTCGAAGGTGGCGACGCCACGGGCGAGGATCTGAACGGCGCGGGTGATGTAGCCCAGGTTGTCGTTGATGATCAGCCGGCGGCCGATCACCAGCTTCTTCCCGTACTCGCTCAGGTTCCAGGAACCCTGCTGCTCCTGGATGGTGCCGGTCTTGTACTCGCCGCCTTCCTTGATCTCCTCCGGCAGCATCTGGCCGCCGACCTCGATCTCCTTCATGTCGCGGAAGTCAGGCAGGTTGCGCTGCTCCGCCAGGGGCCGCCAGGTCTGCACCTCCTCGGCATAGGCTGCCTTCAGCGTCACGCGCTGGATGGAGGCCATCAGCAGCGGGAAGTCGCTGGTGGAATGGAACGCGCGGACGGCGATCTCCGACTTGTCCATCCCGCGGTGGCTGAGGCCGGCCAGCTCCAGCGACTCGCGGGCCATGTCCAGCAGGGTGGTGCCGCGGTACTCGCGCGCGCCCTCGGTCAGCTCGCCCACGTTGGAGCGGAACTTCAGGTAGTCGAGCTTTGCCTCGAACCGCTTCTGGCCGTGGTCTTGGGTGACCTCGATCCGGGCCTGGGCGGGGGTGCGCTGCTCGGCCTGCGACTTGGCGTCGATCAGCTGCATCCGGGCCTCGTCGAGGGCCACGCCGTCAGCGATCAGCTTGTGGGCCAGCTCGTCGCTCACCTGCAGCTTGCGGGCGGCGTCGAGGATGCCGGCGGTGCGGCGGCGCTCTTCAGCGCGCACGTCCTCGGCATTGACCACCGGAGCGGCCGGTGCCGGCGCAGGCATAGCGCGAGATTCGTTCTCCTGGGTGGGCTCGGGAGCCTGCACCCCATTCGCGGGAAGGGTCATGGATCGTTCCTGTTCGGAAGGTTGGGTGGCAGGCGGCTCCTCGGAGCGCACCTGGGCCCCGGCATCGGCCGGGATCGGGACCAGCGAAAGCTCGTAAGGCTCCCAGTCCACAGCGCGCTCAACCGGCACTGCGCCGGTCTCGTCGCGCTCCGTCTTGTGGACCTTGTAGCCCACAGACACGTTGCGGATGATGCCGTCGTTCACATCCTGGAAGATGCTCTCCACGTCATCACGCCGGCTGAACTTCACCAGGGCGCGGCCCTCGCTCCCGTCCAGCCATGCTCGCAGCACCACACCGATCTGGCTGCGCAGCGACCAGGACTCGTGCGTATCGAGCAGCGGAGCTCCCAGGTTCAGGCGCTCCATCCGAACATGGCCGGGGGCCATGCTCAGCTCCTCGATGTAGTCCCCACGCGACCAGCTCGCGCGGCGAACCTGAGCTCCGGTGCTCCACACCAGCTCGACAGTCCGCTCCTCGACGTTGATCGTCTCGGGGGCGAACATCGCCCGGGTCTGCAGTAGACCGTCGCTCATGCGCACTCCGTCGTCGGCTCGATTCTAGGGTCAGCCACCACTTACAGCTCGCGGTGCTGCAGGTGCTGGCGGTTGCTCCGCCTCCGTCGGCGGCTCACCCGTCGGCGGCATTGTCGATCCCAGCGGCCGCACCTGCGTCAGGCCTGCCGCACTCACCTTCCGTGGGTCGGTGTCGAGCACGATGCCCGCCGCATCCAGCAGCGCCATCCATTCCGTCCACAGTCGGATCACCTCGTCCGGCTCGTAGCCGTCGGCGCGGATCGCTTCCTGCGGCGGCAGCAGGCCGGCACGCACCCGCGCGATCGTGCTGTTCGTCTCGGACTGCGGGTCGTACAGCTCCCGCCGCGGCGGCGTCCAGTCCGCAGTGATCCCGTCGGTGGCGATCCCCACGGCAGCCATCGCGGTGAACGCCCATTCCGCCACACGGTCGAACACCATCGGCTCCAGCACCTGCCAGGTGTCGCTCATCAGCCGCCGCTGGAACCCGATCCATCCCATCCGGCCCTGGGTGAAGCTGCCGCCGCTGTAGTCGCCCGTCAGCTCCTCGTAGGTGATGCCGATCCCGGCCGCGATCTCCAGCAGGTAGGTCTTGATCACGCGGTCGATCTCGCCCGCCGCCGGCGGGTTGATCGTCCTGATGTCCTGCCCCGGGCCCAGCCGCACAATCCCGCCCGGCTCGATCCGATCGCCGATCGTGCTCTTCTGGTCGCTCGTCCCATCCAGGTCCACCACCGCCGCACTCAGGCAGGCGGCCACCTTCTCCTTCATCAGCCGCGCATCGAGCAGATCCCCCAGGTCCTTCAGTCGCACCATCACCGGGGCCAGGCAGCTCACGCCTCGCGTCATCCCCGGCCGCTCTGGCGTGAACAGGTGGATGATCTGCTCCGCCACCACCGTGTTGCTCACGATGCTCGTCGCCTGCACCGCGCTCTCGCCCGGGTGGTAGTTGTAGATCCAGTACCGCTCGCGCCGGCCCTCGCTGTCGTAGACGATCCCGCGCTTCGTCCATCCCTCGCCGGTCACGCCTGGCGTGTCCTGGTTCTCGTCGATCCAGTCGCCCTCCATCACCTGCAGCTGCAGGGGGATCACGAGGCCCAACCGTTTCATCGTGGCCTTGCTTGGCGTCCGCGCGCGGATCAGCACCTCGCCGCTCTCCTTCCACGTCCGCACCGCCTGCGCCATCAGGCCGTCGAAGTTCAGCAGCCCGTTGTAGTCGCACTGCCGCGGGTCATTCATCCACGACCGCATCACCTCCGTCACCCGCTCACCCTGCTTCCCGTTGCGTCGGGTCTGCTTCGCCTTGAAGCTCCACCCCGCACCGATCAGGTTCGTCACCCACGACTCGACCGCCTTCTTGGCGTAGGGGTTGTTGCGCACCAGGTCGCGCGCGCGGTCGCGCATCACCCCGAACCCACGCGCCGTTGCAGCATCCGCACTGCTGCCCTGCGTCACCCAGTTGTCAGTCCGTCGCCCCCGCGCCGCAGCGTCGTAGCGCCGCATCTGCTCCAGCTGCAGTCGCGCCGCCTGGCGACGCAGCGCCATCCGCGGAGCAATCGTCGCCAGCAGCTGCTCGAAAGGATTCATTCGTAATCACGCACCACGGCTGGATAGTCGATCCGCACCACCGGCGAACTGGCGGCCGCCAGGCTGCTGGCGATCAGGTTCCGCGCTCGCATCAGCTCGCTCATCGACTGGTACTTCACGACCTTGTCGTCGTACCTGACCTCCAGGTAGCCGCCGGCGATCGCTTCCTCGATGGCCACCAGATGCGCCTGCGTGAACGTGCTCATCCCAGCTGCCTTCGCTTCGCCATGCTACTCAGTCCCAGAAGCTCGAACCCGCCGCACCAGCCGGCGCTTCTTCCGCTGCCGCCACAGGTCGCCTCTCCTCTCGCTCGATCCCCCCGCTGCGCTCCACCTCCCATCGGTCCTCGCTCCACCGATCCGCACCCACCAGCGCCGCCGCTGCCCTCGCATAGATCCGGCAGTCGAGCGCCTCGTTCCGTGGCCTCGTCTTCATCCACTCGAACCGGTTGTACCCTCGCCGGTCGATCGTGTTCGTCAGCCGCTCTGCGCACAGCTGCCGGAAGTACTCCTCACCGTGCTGCGGGAAGTGGCACCAGCCATGCGGCAGCTCGCCCTCCTCTGGCACCGGCCGCCGCAGCCAGCCGTAGAGCTCCCCCTTCGCCGTGCTGCTGCCCACCGGCCACACCTTCACGCCGCCTCGCAGCGCCTTGCCGTTGCGCAGCACCTCGACACGGCCTGGCGTGCCGATGATCGACGTCTGGCTCTCAGGCCCACCCTTGATGGCGATCACCCGATTCCCGGCCTGGCTCCGCACCCACCGGTAGACCTCCTGGCTCCTGAAGCCCGAGTCCACCGCCGTCATCCGGATCGGCAGCCGTTGCCCATCGCCGCGGCCGAACTCGCTGCGCACGAACTTCGACAGCTCGCGCCACACCGCCGGCTGCGCCGTGTCGCCCGCCAGCACCTGGTAGTCGAGGCTCCAGCTCTCCATCCCCGGGCCCCACCCCACCACCTCCAGCTCCAGGCGGTCCTGCTGCACGTCCACCCCGCAGGTGATGAACACCACCCCGTCGGGCACCGTGCCCAGCTCGTAGACCTCCCGCCGGTTGTAGAGCGCCTCCCAGTCCGGGGCCTCGCCGTCGTCGTTCCAGCATTCCGCCAGCACCGTGTTCCACCACGGCTTCAGCTCCGCTGGGTTGTCCTTCGCCTTCTCGTACCCCACCACCGCATCGGTCCAGCTGAACCACCCCAGGGGTGAGTACAGCGCCGAGCAGTGGTAGCCCTGCGCCTGGCGCTCCGGGAACAGCGGCTCCCACCAGTCCTCGTCGAACACCTCCGGGTCGTACCACCACGCCTTCGCGTCCTCGCTGATCCCCTCCCCGCATTCCTCGCAGATCAAGACCGGCGGCGTCTTCAGCGTGTTCGGCAGCCCCGGATCCTTCGCGTCGTACCGGATCCGGTCCCACTCGATCCGCTGCCGGTGCCCACAGTGCGGACACGGGAGCTTCAGCTGCTGCTGGTTGCTCGTCTCCCACTTCGTCCAGATTGCACTCCGCCCCGCCAGCGTCGGCGTCGACGTCCACGCCTGCTTCTTTCGCACGCCGAACGTTCTCGTCCGCGCGCTCACGATCGCCAGCGGGCTTCCCTCCTCATCCACGTCCGCCGGCCATCGGTCGATCTCGTCCCCACCCAGAAACCGGATCGGCATCGACGCCAACCCCGATGCTGCATTCGCACCGCCCAGGATCAGGAACCCGCCGGTGAACTCCTTCATCAGCTGGGTGTTGCCCGAGTCCCGCTCCCGCGGGGCCTTCACCTTCTCCTGCAGGCTCGGCGTCGCCTCGATCATCGGCGCGATCCTCATCTTCGAGTACCGCTTCGCCATGTCGATCGTCGGCTGCACGAACAGCGCCGGCCCTGGCTGGATGTCCATCACGTAGCCCATCCAGTTGTTCAGCATCTCGCTCTTCCCCATCTGCGCACCGAACACCAGCACCACCTCCTGCACCGTGCTCGTCGCCGACAGATCGTCCATCGGCTTCCGC